ATTCGACGAGGCCTACAATCTTGCAATCGAGCGCGTTGACGACGTGTTGCGGGCTCGAATGCAGAAGTCGGCGGACCCCGGCGAAACTCTTATGCAGTGGCACCGCGAGAACAAGCTTCACGCAGAGGTCGGGACAGACCCGGCGGCCTATAGGAAAAAGCTGCGCGAAGATCTGCTGAAAGACGACGAATTCCGCAAGGAGGCGATGGCCGCTTGGCGGGATGGAGCGTCGACGACAGATGCCACCGGCCGTCCACTTGTTCGCCTTGCGCCATCGTTGAACGGTGTGAGCCGTTCGAATGCTTTGCTCCGCTCGTCGCAGCAGGATTTGTCTGACGACGCGCTGTTTGACGACATCACCGGCTGACGGCCCAACAACGGCCGTTGGCTTCACGTTTGTGAAAGGAACGGCCAATGGCTCTTACGACCAATCATGTCAACAATGAAGTAATCAAATTCCGCAAGGACGCAGCTACCGACTTCCTTCGCGCGTCGCGCTTCGATGCGTACATGGGAGGCGACAGCACCTATCCCATCGTCAGAATGAAAGATCTCGCTGCCGACGGCAAAGAGATCAGAATTCCGCTCGTCACGCAGTTGACCGGCGGCGGTGTCGGTGCCGGAACGCTGCGCGGCAACGAAGAACAGATCGACAGCTACGGCATGCCGATCTGGGCCGACTGGGCGAGAAACGCAGTCGCCAACAATCGCGCCAGCGACAAGGAAAGCAGCTTTTCGGTCCGCTCGACGGCCCGCAATCTGCTGCGTGGCTGGTCGCGGCGCATCGTGCGCGACGACATCGTCGATGCGCTGCTGTCGATCCCGACGTCGACGATCCAGTCCGGCCGTCTGCTCGCGCCGGGTAATCGCGTCAACGGCATCCGGTGGTCGGCCTCGTCGACTGCCGACAAGAACGCTTGGCACACGGCCAACTTCGACCGTTTGCTGTACGGTGCGCTTGGCTCGAATTATCTTTCGACGTTCGCGCTGTCGATTGCCAACGTGAACACGCCGGACGACAAGATGTCTGCCGCCATCGGCAGCTATCTCAAGCAGCTTTGTCAGCAGAGCGGCGTGTCGCCGTCCAACCCCGGCATCTACAACGGTCGTCCGAAGATCACGCCATACCAACTCAAGGGCACCGACCAGGAATGGTACGTCTGCTTCCTTGGCACGCGTGCGATGCGCGATCTCAAAGCGGACCCTGTGATGTATCAGGCCAACCGCGATGCGCGCGAGCGCGAGAGCAGCCCAACCACCAAGAACCCGATCTTCACGGGCGGCGGGCTGGTCTACGACGGGATCTACTATCTGGAGATCCCGGAGATCACGCAGCGGCTGTTGCTGGTCGGCGCTGGTGCTGGTCCGGTCGACGTCGAGCCGGTGTTCATGCTGGGCCAGGGCGCGCTCGCCTATGCGGTCGGCCAGATGCCGCGGCCGACGCAGCTTGAAGATGGTGATTATGATTTCGTTACCGGAATGGGAATTGAGGCGCAGTACGGAATTGGCAAGATCGCCAAGGCTCCGCTGAGTGCGACTGGCACCATGCTTGGTCAGTTGGTTGACTGGGGTATGGCGACTGCCTTCGTCTGCGCAGTGCCTAACGCCTGATCGAACATCCCTACTGCGGGAGAGGCTCCTTGAAGCCTCTCCCGGCTTTTTCTTCACACCATTTGTCAGGAGCAATCGCAAATGGCTTACCGCAAAGATTGGGGCCAGCCGCAGGCTGGTCACCAAGGTTTTTTCCGCACCGTCAAGACAATCGGCAAGCGTGTCACGATCACGCTGGCCGACAATGTTTCCGGCGGTGTCGTCGGCGTGTTCACCGTTCCGGCTGGCTTTGTCGTTACCGGCATTCTGATGATTGCCACGGCGATGGGCACCGGCATGGTGATCAATGTCGGCGACAGCGTCGTCAATCGTTACGTTGCTGCGTCGGCGGTTGGTGCCGCTGGCGGCACTGTCAACACGCTGCCCGTCACCGGGCTGCTCTACAAAAACTTGGTCGAGACTGAAATCCAGATCGGCATTGGCACTGGTGGCTCACCGGCCGCCGCTGGCACTATCGATCTGTATCTGACCGGCTTCATCGACGGTCCGTAGGCGTCACCTGAAACTTCACACAGACCATTTGTCAGGAGAAATCGCAGATGGCTTATCGTAAGGACTGGGTCCAGCCGCAAGTTGGCCCGCAAGGTTTTGCTCGCACCGTCAAGACGTTTGGCCGCACCGTGAACGTCACGGCGGCCGACAACGTGACGGCGGCGGCGACTGTGCTTGGTGCGTTTACGGTCCCGGCAGGCTTTGTCGTGACCAGCGTGCTCGCGATCTCGACCGTGCTGGGCGCTGGCATGGTTTACAACGTCGGCGATGCCGGTCTTGCCACGCGTTACTTGAGCGCAGCCAGCGGTGCCGCCATCACGCCAGTGACGGCGCTGCAAACGGCGGGGTTGCTCTACAAGAACCCGGCAGAGACCGAGATCCTTGTTGCGATCACCACAGGCGGGGCCGCGGCACCGGCTGGGTCGATCCAGCTTTATCTCACCGGCTACATCGACAACTAAAACGGAACGGCAGTTGGTTGCTGACAGTTACCCGGCGTCAGCAACCGGCGGCCACCCGTCATCATCCCCTTGTGGCGTGTGGCCGCTAACATAAACAACGAGGAACGACGATGAATAAGACGATCTACGCGACGTACATTGCGCCGGAAGGCGACAGCAAGGTTGCCGAAGTCGGCAGCCTGACGTTTTTTAGCGGGCAGCCGCTGGAGATCGAATGCACCGAAGCGAATGCTGGCTTGATCAAGATGCTGAGCAAGAACCAGCACTTCAAGGTGTCCGACAACAGCAAGTCGCCGGATGAAGCTTCCGAGGAAGCGACGCAGGCGGAAGGCGAGGTCGAGGACGACAGTGACGACAGCGCCCCGGCGCATCGTCGACGGCGTCGCTAAGGAGGCACAACGTGGCTAAGACCCGCGCTCAAATCCAGTTCAAGGTTTTGGCAATCCTGACTGGTGGCGACGTGGGTCTTAACCCGTCGGCCGAGGACGCCGAGAATATCGACGGCTACATCGACAGCGTTGTCGAGGAGCTTGCGTCCGACTTCATCGCAATCCCCGACGCCGACGCGCTCGACGAGGACATATACATTACGTTCTGCAAGCTTGTCGCCGACGCCGCTGCCGAGGAGTACGGCGGCAAGAGCGACCCGGTGAAAGCGCAGGCATTGCGCAATCGCATCCGCGTGATCAAGCGGCCGACACCTGGGTACGGTCCGCAGGAAACGGATTATTTCTGATGCCGCTGTGGGACGAGATAGATCGATCTCAGCCATCGGAGCCTCCGCCGGATATGTGGACCGGTCGCGCGACGATGCGCGACGGTTCGCAAGCGCCTGCATACTCTGCGCAAGATCCGCTTGCGCCGCTGATCGAAAAGATCGGCAAGCCAGCCGCCGAAAAGATCGCTGGTGTCGCCGGTAAGATCAACCGCACCGGCCAGGGCCTGTGGCAGAGCCTGCTCGACGCCGAGGCCGAGCGCACCGGCAACGTGTCGTCGATCTCGACAGACTACGATCCGCGCAACGAAGCGATCCGCCACGCGACAGATCTGGCGTCGACCGTGACGATGGCCCCGTCTGTGACTGGCGGTGTTCCTGCTGGGGCATTGGGCAGTGCAGCTAAGGGTCTCTTTAAAGACGGCCTTCCGGTCAAGGGAGCTAAGTACACGAAGGAAAGCCGCAAGGTTCTCGATGAAATCCAGGCTGGCCCGAAGGGGGCAGGCCCGATGAACCTGACTGGTGACCTGCGTTCTGATGTTCCGCAGATTGCTATGGAGCGCACGGTGCCGCCCCGTGGCGTTTCTCCACGATTGCAAGATGCACTAAATAACCCGGCAGTAGAACGCGGCGTAAGCGAGAGCATTGAGAAGGGCATCGGTCTCGGCGCAGACAAGTGGTACCACAACGAGCCCGTGCGTCAGTCATTTATCAAAGAGCTTGGTCCTGTCCAGGGTCCGAAGGACTACTCGCAATTCATGGACATGGTCGCGGCGACGTCGCCACGTTCAGACGTCCCCACCAACATCCGCAACGCATCGTTTTACTATTCGCAGGCTGGCAATAAATTACCGGAAAAGCTGCCGTACCCTTACGGTCACGTCGCACAGAACCTACACCGCCAGAACTACGAGACACTGACTGCGCCGCGACCCGGCGCACTCTCCGCTGATGCGCCGATGACAACCGCGTGGGATATCTTCAAGAACCCGAAACCAGCGTCGTTCTCGCAGAACCTGCAAGGAAATCTCGAGCCCGGCACGATGGACACACATGCTTTCCGAAATATTGGCATGCGCACCAACGACCCGCGCTTCCTTGAGACATCGGTATCGGCAAAATACAAGCAAGGCAGCGATCCAACGAAGGACACCATTGTAAATCGGTTTGGCGAACGTCGTGGCGACACTGTTACGTTCAGACCGCAGCGCCTGCATGAAGAGGGTAAGCTTCCGCTCAGTGAAGCACTGAACATTCCGTATTTCTGGACGGCCAAGCCAAACGCTAACGAGTATGGAGCGGCAGAGAAGTTCTATTCTCGTCTCGGTCGCGACTTCAAATTGCCGACCGCGGATGCGCAGGCCGCGGCATGGTCTGGCGGAGGAAACCTGACCGGTCTCGGTACTGTCGCCACCCACACATTCCCGCAGTTGCTGAATGAGCGTATTCTCTACACTGCAAAAATGCGCGGAGAAAACCCAAGCGAGACACTATCAAAGTTCATTAAACGTGAGGCACCACTGTTGGGTCTTGGCGGCGGTGGGGCCGCGCTCTCACCATCGCTGTTCGGCGGCGACAAAGCGGAGGCACACCAGTAATGCCTCCCTACAACATTCCGTTTCCGCTATCGACGTCGCCCGGTGCTTTCAACCAGGAGGGCAACGGCCGCCTGATCAATTGTTATGCCGAGCCTCTCGGTAAGACAGTGCTGTCGACGAAGGGCATGACGACGCCGCTGGTGGTCTGGCGCAAGACGCCCGGCGTGTCGCTGTTCGGTGCAGCGACGAATTCGGGATTTCGTGGCGGCATCAACGTGTCGGGCACGCTCTACACGGCATGGAACGAAAAAGCCGCGACATTCACGTCTGGCGGCTCCGAGACCGTGCTGTCGGGATCGTTGTCCGGCGACGACAAGGTGTTTTGGGCGCGCAACAACAAAACGCCGATCCCTGACATTACTTGCGTGTCGCCCGGCAACGGTGCGTTCTCGGTGTCATCGAGCGCGGTGTTTGCCTACGGCGTTCCTGGCACGCCAGAGATCGATGTCGGCTCGCCCAATAGCGTCGGCTTCATGGACGGCTATTTCATTTTCACCTACGGCAACGGCCGCATGGTGGC